GGGTATAAAATCAAGGCCAATGATGTTTACTTTTGTAGTACAATTATGGTAATATGAGGAATATTAAGTATCTTGTGGTTCATTGTACGGCTACCCCACAGACCACTACTGTTGAATCCATACAGCGTCATTGGAAGGAGAGGTTGAAGTGGGCATCACCTGGTTATCACAAAATTATTAAAGCTAATGGGGAGGTCATCACTCTCGCTACGGATGATAAGACTTGCAACGGAGTTGCTGGCTATAATTCTGTTTGTCTTCATGTCAGTTATATTGGTGGCATTGACAGCAGAACGAACCCTATTGACAATCGCACGCAGGGGCAAAAAGATGCGTTGTCGATGGTTTTGCATGAATGGAAGAGGAAGTACCCCGATGCGGTGATTCAGGGTCATAAAGACTTCCCGAATGTCAACAAGGCCTGCCCATCATTTGATGCTAAAAAAGAATATGCCCACATCAAATGATATGCGCTTAATGTGTCTTATAATGTGCAGATAGAATATTTTTTATATTTCTTATGACACATTATAAATGTTTATTGATATATTTGCACTGTTCCTAAAGGGGTTTGGGGACTAAAGGTTGTTAGTGAAAGTTAAGGTCGGGTAATTCCGGCCTTAATTTTTAATCATCATCATCATAGCTTCCATCTATGTATATGGTGTCTTTCCCTTCTAATTTTCGATATACTTGTTGTACTCTTGCTCTTCCGAGTTGTGTGATGGCGTATCTTTTAGCGAATTCTTTGTCTGACTTGAGTCCAAACCTTTGAACATCGAGTGGGGATATGCTTCCATTATTGAGGAATACGTCTACATAGCCTTTACTCATCAGTGGTGATATGAGCATTCTTCTTGTTGAGTACTCACTTGTCATCCCGCTACTTTTGTGGACATGCTTAGTCGTGAAGTACTTAAGGTCATACACATTTATCAGAAACAGGAGTTCATTGTACTTCATCTTGTATCTTTTGGTCATATCTGACAAAACGGATATGAAGTACTTTAGGTAGTTGCTCCCGATTCTGTTTTTTGGTTCTTTTTCAAATTCAAGTATAGCCATTGGTGTCAATGTCTTCTTGATTTTTTTGCGACTGCTTTTTAATGTTTTCAATTTGATTGTATATTTGAGGCAAATTTAATAAAATAAACCATATGAACATAAACAGTGAGGCAATAGGAGAGGGGATTAAGCGTATTGTCAGTGACTTAAACGCTACTATATCAGGGAATGGGGGTAAGAAGGGGTCGTTTTATATCCTCATAGCTTGCGCTACGCACGAAGACACAGACCACAATGACGATTCTGTCAGTTCGACTTCTTACTACTCGACTAATGTTGAAGATTCTGATTTTATGTCAGACATTCTTGATGACTTTTATGAATCTCATTGTAAGGAGTCAAGGATTATGCAGAGTAAGAAGAGGAAGGCTGAGCTTGGTGATACATTCATTGAAAATTGGATATCATAATGATACGCAAGATTGTCATAGGCTTAAACCCCAAGGATGCTATGGCATACTATGTTGGGATGAATGCTGGTGATGGCAAGATTGTTGCCATTGAGAAGAAGTTCAGTGAGTTTGGTGATGTTGTTATACTCATTTTCATTCAGACTGAGCAGGGTACTTCCTTGTGGAAGGAGGTTATGAGTATGCCTATGATTATTGAGTATGACTGTAAATTTTAATAAAATGAATCCACTGCATCACTTTTTGGTACACATACCAAAGAAATTCAAGGACACTATTGAGATTGCTGGGGCAAAGATGTACTTAGACCCTAAGTTTAGGGAGTTTGAGAACAGGTATTGCTATGGTGAGGTTGTTGGCATCCCGGAGAAGCACGAAACGCCGGTTCGTGTTGGTGACACCTTGTATTTTCATCATCATGTTGTCATGGATAAGAATTCTGAGATTGATAATAACATTTATGTTGTCAAGTATTCTGAGCATGGTGGTCACGGAACGCAGGCTTATGCATATAAGAGGGGTGATGAGATAAAGTTGTTTTCTGACTGGATTTTTGTTGACTTGGACAAGGATGAAGAGCAGGTTCGTGAATCTGGGATTATATTGCTTTCTGCCCCTGTAAAGACGAGGATGGCAACAGTTTTGTATGATTCTGATTCATTGGGGGAGCATGGCATCTTCAAGGGGGATAGAGTCTGTTATGCTGTCAATGCAGACTATGAGATGGAGTTTGATGGGAGGACTGTCTACAGGATGCGTATTGATGACATTTTGTATGTCGAGCAAGGCTGTTAACTTCTCTACTCTTGAGGCGGCGACAAAGTTATTGTCATCTATGGAGCATGCTATAAACAATATGATTGAGGAGATTAAGAAGCCAGTCTCCCCTGATCTCGTTGGCGCTGCCAGGAAGGCTGAGTTATCATCTATAAAGCAGACTGTTGTAGATGCCAGGGAGTTGTTGCAGGAGAGGCAGAAGATTGAGGAGATGATAGCTTCGTTATCTGAGAGGGGTGAGATATCCAATAATGTTTCTGATTTCTCTGGTGGCTTTGCTGAGAAATTTGCTAAGTAATGGCTGGTCTTGTATCTATAAAGCAGTTTTCTGAGCCAGTTATAAATATATGCCCTAATGATACTCAGGGGCAGGTTATAGAGCTTGAGGGCATTTACATACAGCTACCAAGAGTTCCACATAGCAGTGAGATTTTAAATCACGACATGATTAAGACTCGTCAGATGTGGAGGAGGGTTCAGCCGCCTGCTGACTTGATGAAAATCAAGAGTATGGATGAGTGGATGTTACAGCCTAAGGAGTTTAGGGATAAGCACACGCCATATATCACGAGGGAGTTTGACAGGCGCAAGAATGGTGTTTGGTTTTACAATAATGGCGTTCCCACTTACATCACTGGGAGTCATTATATGTTCTTGCAGTGGAGTCAGATGGACATTGGCTATGGTGGTTATTTGGACTTTCAGAGGAAGTTGTTCATTCATGCTGAGGCTTGCATTGTAGATCCGAGGTCTCTTGGACAGGTTTACGTTAAGTGCAGGCGTAGTGGGTATACAAATATCAGCTCTGCTATCATTATTGACAAGGGTACTAGTGTGTCTAACAAAGTGTTGGGCATTATGAGTAAGACTGGCAAGGATGCTCAGGAGAATATTTTTATGAAGAAGGTTCTCCCTATGTTTAGGGGATATCCTTTTTTCTTCAAGCCTATTCAGGATGGCACTACGAATCCGAGGGTTGAGTTGGCATTTCGTGAGCCATCTAAAAGGATTACCAAGACGAATAAGACATCTTTAGACACTCAGGCGTTAGATACTGTTGTCAACTGGAAGAACACGACTACGAATGCGTATGATGGTGAGAAGTTGCATATATTGTATTTAGATGAGGCTGGTAAGTGGGAGAACCCTATGGACATCACTGAGGTATGGAGGATTCACAGGACCTGTTTGATTGTGGGGAAGAAGGTTGTTGGGAAGGCTTTGGTTGGCAGTACTGTAAATCCTTTAGATAGGGGCGGCAGTAAGTTCAGGAAGCTTGTCAATGACTCTGATCCTTCGGATAGAAACGATAATGGGAGGACAAAGAGTGGGTTATATAGGATTTTCATTCCTGCATATGAGGCTTTGGAGGGTTTCTTTGATCCTTACGGCATGCCTATTATCGACAATCCAAAGTCACCTATTAAGACTATTGATGGTGACATCATTAAGATTGGGGCTAAGACATATCTTTCCAATGAGCGCAAGGCATTGATGAATGATGCTTATGAACTCAACGAGGTTATCAGGCAGTTTCCTTGGACTATTGATGAGGCGTTTAGGGAGTCTACTAAATCTACGCACTTTAATATTGGCAAAATCTACCAACAGATTGAGTACAACAGGAGTCTATATCCAAGTCCTGTAGTTAGGGGTGATTTTGTATGGAGGGATGGGGTTAAGGACTCTGAGGTCATCTTCACTTCAAATCCCAATGGGAAGTGGCATATTGCTTGGCTACCACCGCAGGAGTTGCGCAACAGAAAGGTGGATAAAAATGGCAAGCCGTATCCGGGTAATGAGCTGTTGGGTGTTGGTGGTGTTGACTCATACGACATTGACAAGACTATGGATGGCAGGGGTTCTAAGGGGGCGTGCCATCTCTTTAACAAGTTTAGCATGGAGCATCCCTCCAGCATATTTGTTGCTGAGTATGCCGAAAGGCCACCTCTTGCCAGGATATTCTATGAGGATGTTTTGATGGCTGCGGTATATTACGGCTACCCATTGCTCATTGAGAACAACAAGTACGGCATTGTCAGGTATTTTGAGGATAGAGGATATGATGGGTATATACTTGACAGGCCTGATCATCTAAAGGTGCCGATGAGCAGCAGTAATGTCAAGACGAAGGGCATCCCTTCTAACAGCCAAGATGTAATACAGGCGCATGCTCAGGCTATTGAGGCTTACATTCACGAGCAGATAGGCATTCATGATGAGACTGGGTTACATGGCAAGATGTTTTTTGAGAGGACTCTTGAGGATTGGATTAACTTTAAGATTGACGACAGGACTGCATTTGACCTTACTATTTCCTCTGGCTTGGCTTTGTTAGCGGCTCAGAAGAACAGACCTATTAAGAAGACTGTTGATTTATCTGAGAAGGTGTTTTTTAGGAGGCACAAGGCGTTGCCTATACGTTGATTTAGCACTTTGTTAAAACCACCTATATTTGCATAAAAATAGGTGTATGGATAGTAAAATTAACTTCCCTTATGGGAACTTTCCAAATCCTCTTGTAAGCGCACAGGCTAAGGCCTCGAAGGAGTATGGCTTAAAGTATGCGAAGGCTATCGAATCTCAGTGGGGTAGGACTGATGATGCTCAGAGTGTATTTAGGAAGAGACTTGGCGAATATGAGAGGAATAGGGATTATGCCAATGGAACTCAGGATGTGTCCATTTACAAACAGATATTAACGTCATTGGACCCCAATAATGGGGATGGGACTTTGTTGAATATTGACTGGTCTCCTGTCCCTATTGTCCCTAAGTTTGTTCGCATTGTTGTCAACAAGATTTTATCCAAGAAGCCATATCCTAATGTAGAGGCTGTTGATCCGTTGTCTATCTCTGAGAAGGAGCGCAAGAAGGCTAAGGTCAAGTTTGAGGTTGACAACAAGGAGTTGATTGAGATGGCTAACATGGTTGGCGTTGACACCGGTATAAATGCGAATTCAATTCCAGATACTCCTGAGGAGGCGGAGATTTTCCTTGACGAGAACATAAAGACATCGGCAGAGATAGCTTCTCAGATTGCGACTAGTTTAACATTGGAGTGGAATGACTTCAATGATTCTATTTTCAGGCGTTGCGTCAATGACCTTGTATCTATTGGGATGGCTGTTGTTAAGAGGGATAATGACCCTAATTATGGCATTACGACAAGTTATGTAGACCCTGCGTTTTTCATTCATTCGTATACTGAGGATCCAAATATGAATGATTTGACTTATGCTGGTCACATTAAGAGGATTAGTATTCAGGAGTTAAAGCGTGTTGCTGGTGATCAGTTTACGGAGGAGCAGTATGAAAAAATTGCTAGAGATGTTCAGTATAAGTATTCAAACAATCCTTCTCGCCTTGGCTATTCATCTTACGACAGATACACTCAGAGGATGGTTTATGGGTATGATGAGTATGTTGTTGAGGTTATGGACTTTGAGTTCATGGCTGTTGATGATGTTTATTACGAGAGTAAGGAGAGTCGTTTCGGGAATGTAGGCTTTTACTTTAAGGGGGAGGTTTACACTCCTGCCAGGGAGAGTATTTACGACAGGGAGCCGTATAAGATGTCTTATGCTACTGTTTATGGTGGCAGTTACATTGTTGGCACTGAGATGATTTACAATTATGGCTTGAAGAAGAACATCCCTCGGAATGTTCACGACATTACCAGGGCTAGGATGTCTTATTCTCCTATTGCTGTCAATATGCGCAGGTTGCAGCCTAAGTCTATGGTTGCCTCTGTCATTGGCTTTGCTGATCAGTTGCAGATTACTCACTTGAAGATTCAGCAGGCTATTGCTAAGGCTAAGCCTGATGGATTGATTATTGACGTTGAGGGTCTTGAGAATGTTCAGCTTGGCAAGGGTGGGGATTTGCAGCCTCTTGAGATTCAGGATATCTATGAGCAGACGGGTATTTTTTACTATCGGTCTAAGAATCCTGAGGGTGGGTTTCAGAATCCTCCGATTCGCTCTATTGAGAATCAGATTAGGAATATCAATGAGCTTATTGCGTTGTATAATCATTATCTTCGGATGATTAGGGATGCAACGGGTCTCAATGAAGTTGTTGATGGTTCTACCCCTAAGTCTGATGCTTTGGTTGGTGTCAGGGAGCAGGCTATCAGTGCTTCTAACAATGCTACTTACGACATCACTCATGCGTCTATGGTGTTGTTTAAGAAGGTTTGTGAGGATGTCATTAAGTGTTTGCAGATTCTCCCTGCTGAGTCTGTTATTTATAGGGTTTATGAGAATGCCATAGGCAAGGCTAATATGTCTGTGTTGTCATCATTCAATGATTTGCCCATGTATAACTTTGGTGTTAGGGTTGTCACTGAGATGGCTGATTCTGACAGGATGTATTTAGAGGCTAATGTTCAGCAGGCTTTATCTACTCAGACGATAGATATTGAGGATGCTATGGCTATCAGGAAGCTGAAGGATGTAGATCAGGCGGAGAGGCTCCTCATTGTTCGCAGGAAGAAGCGTATGGCTAAGCAGCAGGATATTGCCAGGCAGAATAGTCAGATGCAGGCTCAGGCTAATCAGCAGACTGCTGTTGTGGCATCTCAGGCTAAGATGCAAGAGTTGCAATTGATGCAGCAGTTAGAGTCTCAGAAGATTGAGTTGGAGACGCAGTCTAAGTCGGCATTACTTCAGCAGGAGTATATGCTTAAGATGGAGCTTGCCAAGGTTGAGGCTCAGGTTCGTGGTCTTATCTCTGATGATGACAAGCAGTTTAGGATGATGCTTGAGCAGGCTAAGGAGCAGGCTAAGGATAGTCGTGTTGAGAAGCAGGCTGTTGAGCAGTCCAAGTTGATTAGTCAGAGGAAGGGGGAGCGTGGTGAGTTGAAGACTGGCAGTGACGAGTTAATTGAGGCTTTAAGTAATATGGAGACATTAAATCAAGGTCAACCGGTATGAGTACATTAAATCTTGATGCTGCCAAGAGGCTTGACATCATTTGCAGGAAGGGTGATACATTTAAGATGACGTTGAATGTCACTGATGTTTCTGGTTCTGTTGTGAATTTAAATGCCTACACTTATAAGATGGAGGTTAGGGATTCAGACACGGCTACTGGGACTGTCATTGCTTCTGGTTCTTTCACTATTTCCGGGACTGCTAGTGGTCTGCTTACTGTTACTGCCGCTGCTAGTGCCACTTCTGGTACTTCTGGGGGCTTGTATGTCTATGACTTGCAGACTACGGCTACTGGCACATCTTTTGTTCAGACGTGGATATATGGCACGTTTAAGATTAACGAGGATGTAACTGTGTAGTGTATGTCTGGGGTATACATCAACGCCAATAGGGTTTATTCTGCTACTGAGGATGCCATCCCCAATGCTGGGGATTCTGTTCAAGGGGGTTTATTTGTTGGGACTTTTGTCAGCGGTGTTACTTTAATGGGTCTTGTTGTATCTGAAAGTGATTTGTCTACAAATGCACCGTGGGGGTGTCAAGGGGTGCTGATCCCTGAAGGACTAACACCCGAAGCGATTGGCCAAGGCGCTTTGAACACGGCAACGATTGTTGCGAACTGCGCAACGTCAGGGATTGCCGCAAGGTTAGCAGATCAACTGGTGCTGAACGGCTTTAGCGACTGGTTCCTGCCGTCGCTGGATGAGCTGTTAGAAGTCTATACTAACCTTGCCAGCGCAGGACTTGGCAACTTCGCCAATCACTCGTACTGGTCGTCAACGCAGGCATCAGCGAAGCAGGCATCCACGGTTGATATGAACAGCGGTAATGCCAATGATCATAACAAATCGCAAACGAATAGGCATACGCGTGCCATGCGTTATTATGTCATAGATACTACTACCTTCCCTGTTTCTCCTACTATATATGTCAATTCATCAACAGCTACTGTTGTCACTTATCCATCACCTGCTGTTGAGTCCCCTGCGTTTTATTTAGAGCAACCAAGAACTGAATCTATTGATAATCTTTTTATTGATGTCGCTATAGGTGCTTACTTTCAGGGTGGCATTGTTGTTACTTACAATCAGAATACTGGTGTTGGTACTATTTGTACTTTACATGATATTGAGGCGCAGTGGGGTACTGAAGGAATTTTGATAGCAGGTGCTAACAGCAATACAAATGGTCAGCAAAACACAACAAGTATATTGGCTCAAGATCCTTTAAGACCTATAGCTGCTAGTATTTGTAATGACCTTGTTATTAATGGGTATGGCGGTTGGTTTCTCCCTGCCCCATTTCAGTTAAATTTAATGTATGCTAACTTGCATTTAAATGGCATGGGTAATTTCTCTACAACTATTCCATATTGGTCTAGTAGACAAGATGACGATGTAAATTCTATTACATTTAACTTTAGCGATGGTTCAACTCCTAGTGCTGGCAAATCTGATCAATATATAGTTCGTGCTATGAGGTCGTTCACATATCTCCCAACTCCGCAAGTAAACTTAATCGTGTCACAATGAATGAGCGTATAAAGAATCTTATCAAAAAGCATGGCTTATCGGGGGTTAACTCCCCAAAGAAAACCCCCAGTCATCCTACGAAGAAAGGTATTGTATTGGCTAAAGAGGGGGATAGGTACAAGTTAATTCGTTTTGGTGATCAGAATATGGGGCATAACTACAGCCCTGAGGCGAGGAAGTCGTTTAAGGCTCGTCATGCTCAGAATATTGCTAAGGGCAAGATGAGTGCGGCTTATTGGGCTGATAAGGCTTTTTGGGG